GGCCTCACCTCCCCTGTATTCCCAGAGTGCATCTCTAGGCGTCCTACGTCTGGTCGGCCGGGAAGCCGACTGTGTGTTGCTTCACCTGTCAGGCGAGAATTCCCCCCCAGAACGGGCAAGGTGACACCTTCGGGGCGCTGGGGAGCGTTCTGACGCGAAAGCTTCATTCCCACTTCCTGGGACCTTCGGCCGCTTCAGCTTATTAGGCTTAACGACTCCCGGTCTCCGCCGTCACGTCTCCTCCCCGCTCCAGGCTGCCTGACGTCGCGCGGCGCAGCCCCCTGAAAAGGGTTCGCGCGGCGGGGCCGCCAGTTGCCCTTCCCAGCGGTGGATGCAACCCCACCCCCGCCGGAGGCCCTATTGCCCGCCCTGGGGGTTCCTTCTCGCTAGACAAATGCTTTGGCACACAGCCATTCACCCTTGTTCGACGCCTCGGCATTTCACCGAGGAAGTTTTGCGGGACGTTCAGGTGGGGGCTTTGCATAACTGACCCACCCTAGCCCACCTACTATATTGCCGGTGGGCGGGGCCTGCGGGACCGTGGGTGTTCGGCCCCGCGTCCGGCTACCCGCTAGACCCCCTGTCCGGACTATTCCCTCCTTTGGTGCGGTGTGTCATTAATCAGAGTCTTGACTGCACTTGCCCTCGTGGTGCTTCTTCTTCTTTGAGAGAAGAAGGGGGTTCGTCTCACTCTTCGAGGACCCGGATCGCTCCGAGGTGGCGCCGCCACCCGCTAGGGAGGTTTTGTCACCGCTTCCGTTCCGGTTGCGCTTTTTCTTGGCTCTGACTAAGGGGACGGGCTCAGGCCCGAGATCCATCGCCTGGTCGGGAGGCGACTTCTCCCGTTTCTTGTGCTTCGACTTCTTGGCCTTCACCCTGACGCCAGGCTCGTCCAACCCCTTATCCGCCCGAGGCGGTAAGCCGGAGAAGGCGCGCGGTATTACTCGCCGTCTTTCCGGTCTTATCGCCTCGTCTAGCTCAACACCGCCTCCTGCTGCAGGCCGAGGGCCTGTCGGCGCAACCCCGGGTGGAGGGACAGGCTCCGTGCGGCCTTGCTGTGCGAGGACCATCGCTGCAAGTTGCTGCTGGAGCGACTGCTGACCGTCCACTTTAGGCAAACGACGAAGGTTCTCAACCATGGCCGCGGTGACTGGTGTCACTATCTCCAATACCGTACCCCTCAACTTGAACAAGGAAGGGAGGCGGATGGCGTCCCGCCCCTCCGATAGCTCTGTCCCCTCCGACAGCTGTTCCATCTTGGCCTTGTGTTCAATGTGGAGGGTCGGGGCGATTTGTGCAGATTTATCGTACAGGTGTTGGAGAATCATCATGAACACCGGATAAACATATCCTCCCGCTATCGCGAGGGCCCACGCCCGGGCATATGCTTGCAGGGTGGCCGTTCCGCTCTTGTTTGGCCTACGCGCGGGGTTGATTAATGACGCCATCAACCTCCCTAGCGGTACGTAAGCCAAAGCGGTGGTAAAATCACCGCCCTGGGACTTTATATCGTGCCCCAGGAGGCCTCGGAGGTTATGCTTGAACCTGACGAATGTAGCACCCTCTTTCCATTGGATGCCCAGCGTCGTCATCGTTTCGTACCAACGACCGAGGATCTCCGACGCGGCTCGATGGTCGTCTTTGCCAGACGCCTCTGCACTGCACCGTGACAGACGTTCCAGGGCGATGGGCTTCAAGAACCTATGCCAAACCATGCTGTTCACGAACGTTTGGTAATAGGTATTACTGGTCATACCCGTCGCGGCAAAGTTCTTCATCTTAGCCAAGAGGCCTCCCGGTAGGAGGAACCTTGCCTTGGTAAGCATGTGCGCATACATTGACAACCCCGATTCGAAGAGCGGAATGCCAGTTTCCGGTCCCACCCAGTGGTTGGTCACATGCTGGCACCATAGTTCCTTGAAGCCGTCTGGAGTGTTCATATCCATGGCAATGACGTCGGGCAGTGCCACATACCTTCGGCCTGACGGGAACACCAGCGTCATTAGGGCGTCGTCCCCGTAAAACCCGGCTGTTGGCTGTGTTGCCTGCGTGATCCGCTGTAGCAGTCTGCCGGCGCCCCCATGATAAAAACTAATGCCCACGAGGTTGGTGCATCCGTCAAAGTCAGAGTACGTGGGAATTCCCGAAGTGAAGTTGCTCATGAAACCCCCAAGTGGTACTGACGTGGTGGCGGGGAAACAATAGTAGGCTCTCGCTTTACTATCGAGACGCCCAATCTCGTGAAGTTCGTGCTTAAGCATGTGAACGCCGGTTTCCCAGTAAGGGTTCACGTAGACCGACTCATAGCTTTGGGTTGCCTTCACCTTCAGCAATACACCCTTGATGTCGGCTAACACCTGCGACTTCATCAATGCCGGATCTGGAAGCCCGGCGCTCGACTTGAGGTTGGGTTTGTACCATTGAGGCGCTATCTCAATGGCCTTAACCCTATTCAAGGGAAAGCTTTCCATTGTGGCGCGTGCTGCGTCCGCCCACGATGATTCCTCAAACGCAGGGAACACATTACTCCCGCAGGACGCCAATCGGGCTAACCATCCCTGTTCAGTCCCCGAATGGGAGATGTTCGCATTGGCCTCGGCCGCCGCGGACAGTCGGAGAGTGCGTTTTCCCGGCCCGATTGCCAGATCGCGATCCACTAGCGCCACCACGTGCGCATCGCGGGTGTGCCCTGGCGCTCCTGCCGTCCCTGGATCCAGTTTATGAACTTGCCCGGTTAAGGCTACGTTGGGGCAGTTCTGGTACACATGTAGGCGAACTGACTTCTTGACACGACCATAGGTTGGCACGTCGGGAGCTGCTGTGATATTACTCTCGTACACCACCTGCTCGTCTTCGTCTGGTATGTCCATGAGCTCTGCGAGCGATTTCTCTCCCTCAAAGCCCCCGTACATGAACAGACTGCACCTACAAGCATATCAAAAAGTTGTTCGCTGTTCATGTGAGGCGTCTCTACCCTTTTCGCACCCCGGGTAGGGAAAGCGGCGTGCGGCGGCGACTTGCATCACAGACCTGTGTTTCAAGTGACGATCTTACTGTCGCGGGCGCTCCACCGCCCCATCTCTGTTGGAAAATCGGCTCCGTATGTTCTCGAAAGATG